CTATTTTTGAGCCGCGCTCATGCAAGCCGAAAGCTGGCGATATGCCAGCTGCAGCTTGACAACCTTTGAGCGGAACACCTCCTTCCCCTGAAACTGGATAGCGAGCTCATTACTGTCCGGCTTTTCCTTCACCGATTTCCGCACGTCGATGGTGAGCAACAACGCCCCACTGCTCTGGCCCGGCATGCTCACATGGGCGGCCTGGACGTTCTGCATGGGGTGGTTGGTAGATGACAACGTGATGGGAACGATCTCGGTCTTTGTCACCGGCGGGATCGCCTCGCTGATGAACCAAACGCCGCCATGACCCTTTCGCGCCATTCCAGCGTCGGCGGGGCCACGAAGCGAAAAGGTGGAATCTGGCGTGATGAAGTTAACCGAGCAGTGGTAACCGGTGTTGACGGGTTCGCGTACCAGCACCCAACTGCCCTCAACCCCCTTGTAGAAGGATTCGCTGAACATCGGCTTGCCCGGATCCGCGCCGCCGAGCAACTCAGGGGCGATTTGAGCAGCGCAGGGGCTGGTCCAAGCCATGGTGACTACTACGCCGATCAGCCAATTCTTCATCTAAAATCGCTCTCCATTCGTGGGGCTCTGACGTACGGTTTCGTGCAATTCCAGTCCTGGCCCTATCCAAGCGGCTACGGGCCATAGCTTAGCCTTCCAGGATTGCAGTGTAACGCTCTGAACGCCATGTACTTCTGCGAAGACTCCATCCCGTACGGGTCACCGGTGGCGGACTCCAGCTTCTGTCAATGATCGGCTCTTCCCCCCGTGACGGGGGCAGGGAAGGCAGGAGTGGCTGCCCAGTCTTTGGTCTTGATGGTTTCGTCGACCTGGCCGAGCGGATACAGCACAACCTGGTTGATCAACGCTTTGACTGCGGCCCTGTCCTGGGCGGTATCGTCCATGAAGGTGCGGGGCAGCACGGCAACCAGATCGTGGGTATCCAGGTGTTGGTAACCGGCGCCGTACTGGTTGGGGCAGGCCACGAAGTTCTGGTCGGACGGGGCCGGAATTCCCTTTTGCATGCGCTTGTTTACTGCATCCAGGGAGCGCTTGGGCTGACCATGTACCAAGTCGATGACATCGCCAGCAACGCCGCCGACCATCTGCTGTCAGCGGCTGCACGAAACGCTGTTGGCGCAACTTCCTGTAACCCAGCTTCAGGCGATTGACCGCTATGTCGCGTCTGAAGTGACTCGACAGAAATCCCTGGCTTGACGCTCGGCGTCTATTGCCATGGGCACGCCGTGCTCTTGAAGGGGTATGGATTTTCGAACATCGAGCACGACGTGCCGGCCGCCCCGGATACCGTGATCCTGTCGGCCAAGGGAGACGAGATCATCGCCACCTCTTGGCCCGTTGATCCGTTTGGCGAGCAATCCGCCAACACCACCGCTCGCATCAGGGCGGCGGCGTCGCCTGTGACAAGCGCGAGCGAGACACAGCCGACGACCGTCGCCAGCACCCGCGACACGATAATTTCTGTCGGCAGTCGTCCTGTCGGCACGTTCCCAGAGTCTGTGCAGAATCAATACGGTGGCAACTGATTCCGCTGCTGGCCATGCTGGGCGGCCCGGTTACACTTTCCGCTCACACGGAGCCGGGCGCACATGGACATTCGAAGAGTTGTTGCCGTTGCACTCATGGCCATCTCGCCAGCCGTCGCGGGGCAGGGGATCAAAACGGCTTCAGGGCCTCAACCCGCGCCCAGGTACGCGCAGAAGGCCAAACAGCCGTACAACCCCGGCGCAACGCCTCTGAATTGCGATCAGCAGGCTGATCCACGGTACCGGCTGCTTTGCAACGACATTGAGCGCGCCCATGTTCAAGGCATGGCAAAGCGACAGGGTCTTCCCGTGCCATCGGCGGACGTCATCTCGCTGCCATCGATGGGGAGCGCTGGTGCCAAGACGCTTGGTGCGGCGTGCATCGGTGGCACCGCAATGCGGCGTCTCCCGAATGGCTGGGAGCAGCTGCGGGACGCTCAGGGGAATTGGCGGCGGTGCCGCGAGCAGTGATTGGGATGTAGAGGCCAAGCCCCCACGGCCAACGCTTTATCCGCGCTCGGGGCGTCGTGGCCCACGGGACATGTGGACCACATTTGACACCTCGGCGGCGGGACCGGGATCACCCATGCCCAGCCGCCGTTCCCTGCGAGTTCTGACGTGCTCGCGCAGGTATACGACGCTTGAATCCATTGTGGCACAGGGCTTTCCAGTGGTCAGCGATAGCGTCGGCCGCGGCCGGACTTCCTCCATCATCAGCCGCCATTCCCGGGCGATATTGCAGGTGAGCGACCACCAGGTCATATCGACAGGCTCAAGGCTGTAGCCCTCAGGTGTGAACATGTGACCGGCCTGAAAGCCAAAACCGACCCAAGGGCCGGTTAGGTTGATGCGGTCGTGCGTATCCATCTCGGTCCTGCTGCAATCTCGTCCTTGTTGGGTGTCCGAGAGGGGAAGCAAGAGCCGATCCAGAGCTTGAGCCAGCGCCAGCCGGAGCCCACGAACCGCGAGATGGACCGATATCGTATTTCGCATAATGTATATTATGTAAGGCGACTGATGGCATGGCTGGCCCGGATCTTGCCTGCCATATCGTCTCCCCAGCTGAGACGGAACCTCACACATGCGTGATCGCAAGCTGACCGGCCCTTGGGCCGGTTTTTCGTTCAAGGGTGGCCGGCTGGTCACCCCCGAGGGCCGCGAGCTGCTGCCGGAGGATCTGGCCTGGCTGTCGTTGACCGCCTGCATTGCGCAGGAATGGCGGGCCATGATGGCAGACACACGCCGCGGCTATGAGCCGAAGGACCGCCACGGAAAGCCTTGCAGCAGTAGGCGTCCGGCAAAGGCGATTCCTGCAGGGCGACGCGCGGCCGTGGTGAACCTGCGCGACTACGTGAGGCGGACATACGAACAGCGGTTGACCGTGGGTGATCCCGGTGCAGGTGCCGGGGCAATGTCAGCTGGCCAGCTGCAGCCGGGGCGGAAGTCTGGCCAGCGCGTGTGAGGCGTCATCCGTAGGGGCGAAGCCCCTACACCCCGATCATGAGCCGCTGTAGCGATTCTGGACAGACTCAGGGAACGAGCCTACAGCGCGCTCACGCGCAGGGATCGTACCTCCGGTGATGCCGGTATCGGAACCGCTCGAAACGGGCTGGGCGACGTGCTGGGGCGGTGCAGACACGGTGGAGAACTCACGCTGGGTCTTGTACGGGTTGTAGACCGGCCCATTACGCGCCAGCGTGCGGCACTCAGGCTGCGACAGTTCGTAGCGGGTGCCCTGCTCTGTCATGCACGTGCAGGAGGCCTCTGAGCGGCTCCCGTGGCCGTCAAGGCCCTCCATGCTGGACATGCAAATTAGCTGAGGGTCAGTGGTGGTTGCGCGTTGATCATAGATGGGAGCAGTCCAGGGCATGGTGCCGATTCGCGGTAGGTGCGCCTTGGCGTAATCCGCAGGGGTGGCGTAGGTGACTGGCGCGCCCGCGCCCGCCCCCGCTCCGCTAGCGGCAGGCCCAGACGCGCCAGTCCCGGCAGAGTGGATGGCGGAAGCGGCCGGCGCATACTCCGCGATCTTCTTCTGGAAGTGCCAGCGAAGGATCAGGAGAAGGCACAAAACGGTGGCGATTCCGACAAGGAGCCACCGCATCCACATGGGCATGGTGCGCTTGGTGGTAACCAGCGTGGTGCTGGTGTAGTAGTCGAAAACGTACTTGGGGCGCACCCAGTCGACCACGTCAGTGCACTGCACCTGCACGTTGTTCTGGTACTGATTCCATCGCTTGAGCTTGGTCTTACTGCGCATGATCGAGGTCTGCCGAACATGCACGTGTTCCTCATACAAGCCGCGCAGGAACGGATCAAGCTGCAAGCCCTGCTGCGCGATCATGATGAAGTCGAAGCCGCGATGACGATGAGTTGCCATTGCCTGCACATGCGGAGGCACCGCCGCACCCGGGTTGCGATTGGGAAACACGGTGTAGCACTCATCCAGCAGGATGACCGCGCCATCGGGCAGCTGCTGCCACAGCTTGGGGTCTTCAAGATAGGTCCACTTGGCCTTGTCGAAGTCAAGATCCTTGACGCCGTGAGCATAGATGGCCCTGCCCTCCTTCTGGAATTTGAACGCTTTGTCCAGGGCGTAGGCAGTCTTTCCGTGGCCGGGCTGGCCTGTTACGAGATACAGCGCCATTACTTAGTCTCCAGTTTGCTGAGCACAGCCTTTTGAGTGCGACCGGCGATCCACGCAGAGAGCAGCATGGTTATCGCGATGCCGATTCCAGTTGCACCCCAATAGGCCTGAAGGATGGGCGGAAGCTGGCCGTACTGGCTTTCAACGAAGCTCTTGAGGGCTGGCATGGCGACCTCATGCGTCACGAAACCGATGCCGAGGGCAAGAAGGACGCGGCCGATGATGCCCGGCAGGTACTGCCGCAGGGCTGAAATGAGCATGGCCACGAGGGCCAAGATGATCTGAGGCATCAGTTACCTCCACGGGCAAGGATGATTGCGGACGCAGCCGCAGCCATCGTGACGATCACGGCTCTGATCCATGCGATGTACTGGCAGAAGAAGGCGGGGGGCGACGCCAGCGTTGCGAGGAAGCCCGACGACATACCTGTGCCACCGCCTGCTGGTGCGAAACCAACACAGGAACCGCCGCCGCCGATACCCGACTGGTCTAAGTCGGCAATGCCGACCTTCTTGGTAGTCAGCACCTTCGTGTCATCAGGCGAGGCGCCCACGCCAGGATCGGTGGACATGCCACCCACCTTGGTCCACTCAGGTTGGCCGCTAGCGCTGCCCTGACCCGCGAGCTTCTCCACAGCGCATGCGGTACGCCACTGCATCAGGAGGCCGCTGTACTCCACCGCGTCGCACTTCTCACCGGTACACACCGGCATCGCGGCACACGAGCCGCCGGCGATGTTGCGATTCTTACGGGTGTTGCAGTCGATGCGCCATTGAATGCGGGTCATGCCGCAGAGGATGGGCGAGCCGCTGCACGACGGAGGTGCGCTGCAGTCGTCGCCACCACCGAAACTCTCCTTGATCTTTTCCCCATCGGGACCTTCGCCCTCTTCCTCGCCCTCATCAGGCTCGCCATCGTTGTTGCTGTCGCGCTTGCACGTGCCGTCCTTGCCCCGCGCCTCGCCTGCCGCACACTGACCTTCGCCGGGCAGGCACTTGCCGTCAGGCGACTTGACCTGGCCCGCAGGGCATTCGTTGTCTTTGTTCTTGCAGGTGCCGTCAGCCTGCTGGGCCATGCCATCAGGGCATGGCTCTGGCGCGCACTTTCCCAGCGAATTTGGACGGGTGCCACCTGGGCATTTGCCTTGAGGCGGCTCGCAAACCTTGAGAAGGGCGTTCCAGTAGTAACCGTCGCCCATGAGTGAGCAGTTCTTTTCCTCATCAGGCGGACAGGTCATTCCGGTGGGAGTGAACGTCATGCTGCCATCTGAATTTGAACTCCACATGCCGTCACAGCCCTTTCTGCAGCCAATGCTGCCATTGCGTGCAGATCCACCCGATGACCATGGCCCGGTGCCGGTGTAGTTGCCCTGAGCGGCGCAGCTGTTCTCGCGGGGGTAGCTGTGGAAATAGTCCGCGCAATCGCCGGATGCCCAGTCATTGGCAGTGGGGCTGCTCCTGTACTCGAAACGGCAGCGATAACCGGGCGTGGGTGTAGTCGGATTGATTAGGGGGCATGCGCTAACAGGAGCGCGCCTCCTGCCATCATCGCCTCTTGAAACTTCGCGTTGCATTTCTGCCATGCAGCCAGAGAACGCAGACCCCTGATCAGGATAGGTGCTTGCCTCCGCAGCTGACATGACAGCCATGCCTAGTGCAATTCCGATCAGCGCGAGCGCAGCACGGCGGACAATGGCACGAGCGAAAACGCGGGCAAGCCAAAGCGTCAGCTGTCCAGTGCAAGCCATATCGCCCCCAGCATGCCAACCATCACGAAATATCCTGCATAGGCCATTGCAATTCCCCTTGCAAAAAAAAGGGGCGGGTTACCCCGCCCCTACGGTCGACCTGGACTCAGCCGCCAGCGGTCTTGCGACCGGCGCGGATCAGGAAGATGACACCGCTGACCGCCAGCACGGCCACGCCGATGAGCATGAGCTCGGACTTGTCCATGCCGCTGGTGGCAGCCTCGGCCAGCTCGCCAGCGAACGCCGGACCGGTCATGGCTGCGGTCATGGCGACGGCGGACGCCGCAGCCAGCTTGCTGCGCAGGTTGAACTTCTTGGCAACGTTGAACTTCTTCATGGCTCTACTCTCTCTCACAGTGGGATTAACCGCCTGAAACCCGGCGTGCTTGCCGGATCATGTAGCCGACCCCCCACATGCCAGCGATTGCCGCTGACAGTGCGAGGCCTTCGGAAACGTCGATGGGCGGAAGTAGCATCGGCGCTGGACCATAGAAGGGGTACGCGCACTGACCAGTTGAGGCGTCGAAATCCGCCTGTTTGCAGTACACGGTCAACACGGTCTCTTCCATGGGAACTCCTGTGGCCGACGCCCGCGCTAAAGCACGGTCGTCGGCGGTGATGGATTACTTGGCGGCCGGGGCGGCGGCAGCCGGCTGCGCGGGGACAAGGACGACGCGGCGGCCGACTTCGAGGTTCTCGAAATTGCCGACCTTGAAGCTGGCAGCGTCAACGAGGTACTCGCCAGCCGGGTAAGGCGCTTGCGTGTCATCAAGCGTCAGACGGAACGGGTGCGGGAAGTCTTCACCATCCTTAAGGATGGCCGCAGACTGCTCACGAAACACCATCTTGGTGCCGTTCTTGGTGGTGATTTCGCGGGGCGTGACGGTGGTGCTGCGAACGAGGATCTTGCTCATGCGGGTATCTCCAATTTCCATACGATGATCCGGCCCCTGTCTGTGATGACCTTCCACGGCGAGGGCCAGAATTCGCCGGTGATCTTGTCCACGTAGCCGCCGAGGGCCTTGCGGATGTCGGCTATCGCGCCGAGAACGTCACGCGCTGCCTTGGGTGCTTTCCACCAACGCAGTTCGCGCTTTGATTCGTTGTCCAGGCCACCGACAGCGTGCGTGCGGAATCCCTTGGGAAACGCTGCTGCCATATCGGGGACGAACTTGCTTGCGTACTTGGCGAGATAGCCAACCGCGTTGCGCGCCTTCTCGATCTTTGTGTGACCGTGCGGCCACCACCCTGCCCTGTCGGCCTTAGGAATGAAGATTCCACGGGGAATCCAGATCAGAACGTGGTAATGGGGGACACCGGCTTTAGTGAGTTCACCGACCCAGAGGTAACGGAAACGCGGACGGTATCCCCGGTAGCGAAGTCGGACAGCTCGATTGAAGAAGCCCCGGATGCGCTTAAGTGTCTCGCTAATGTCACGAGGGCCAACGTCACCTCCGTTTCGGTAAGTCGTGGTGAGCATGTACCACGCTCCACGGAACGACCCTTGTTTCGCCTCTTGGTCATGAAGACGTGCTCCGGTAATCACTGACTTTTTCAAACGCAGCGCCCGAATATGGTTCGGGTCGAGCGTGAGAGACACGCGTCGCGTGTCACTTGTTGAAGAATGGACAAGCCCAAGGCGTCGGCCTCCGGCCGCCGCTGAAAATCCGTGCTGCTGCACCTTGGTCGCGGCCATTTCGGTACGACGCGCAGCGGCGTGCAGGACGCCCATGGATGCGTCAAAGGCGACGACTGCAGGCGCGGCTTGAGGGGGTGCGGCGTCGAGCTTGATACGGGCGTTCTTGCCCGTGCAGGCAGCGCACAAGCCGCCCGGGAAGAAGTAGGAGGTGGGGTCGCCGCAGAAATTGCAATGGCCGCTCATTCGAACGGACCCCTGCCATTACGCACGTACTTGAACCACCAGAAGATGGCGGCAAGCGAGATGGGAACGAGGAAGATCATCGGCGCACCTCTGCGGATGCCTGGGCGACGAATGCGGCATCACGGATTGCGCGCGCCCTGCCCTGCTCGCGGCGGTCGATGAGCCAGTTGCCAAGCCGCACAACGCCGAAGGCAATGCACATGCACGCGGCAATCAGGGAGACGATGCAGACGACGGCGCTCACTTGCAGCCACCGTTGCCCTGGCGAAGAAAGAATCGGAGCCAGAACAGGAACGCCATGAGCAGCACACCTGCCCCAAGCGCTACGAAGAAGTCTTCCATGGCAATCCCCACCCCCTAGCCCCTAGATCCCCGCCAGCGGCCTAGGGGGACCGGCTGGCGGGTGTTGAGTGATCACTCAACGGGGGCGATGTAAACTGATCGGGAAACACGTGTCAACTGATCGATCAACAGGAGCCGCAATGTCCGCCGTCAACGAACTACTTGACAACGTGAAAAACCGCTTAAATCTCGGGTCGGACATCGCATTGGCCGAACGCGTGGGCGTCACGCGCTCGCTAATTTCGCGTTGGCGGAAGGGCGATACCCCTATCTCGGATGAGCGAATTGCGCAGATTTGCGCGATGGCCAAGATCGACGGGACCACGTGGATGGCCATGATTCACGCCGAGCGGGCCACGTCGACAACCGAGCGCGCCCTATGGCGTTTGATCTTGGACAGGGTGAGCGCGGCCGCTGCGGTGGTCGCGCTGGTCTGCATCACTGCACCTGGTGCGGCGAAGGCTGAAACCCTTGCGGGACAAGGCTTTGCGCAGGGTCAAAGTGCAGATTCTGTATATTATGTTAAATGCTGCCCGGTACTACCTGGGTCCGCTGAAGCTGGTGCTTGTCGGCTTTCCTAATTGTTGTCAATTTTACCCTTAACCCTGCCAGCTATTGATTTCATTGAGGTTTTTGTTGCTCAGATGACAGCATCTAGGGAAACAGAGTGGCCGCATAAGAGCGTTCGCCCAGGCGCCTTCTCCACACTTCCGAGTGCGTATAAGGCACCCCGAAGAAATTGGGGTACGCTCTGACAATGGACAAGCCCGATGCCCGACCCGCCGAATTTGGCTCTGCTGAGGACTTTGCTGAAAAGGCAAAGAGCCACACTCAGTGGTTCCAGGCAAAGGTCGAGCGCGCCCTGGCTGACAGTAGGCCGACGATTCCGCACGACCAAGTGATCACTGAAGTACGCGCCGCAATCGCCGCTGCCGCGAAGCCGAAGACACTCACGTGAGTCTATGGTGCCTTGGCCGTGGCCTTCTTAGCTCGTTTTGAAGCTTTCTTAGGCGATTTTTGAGCTTGCTGATTTCGCCGAAGCGCTGCCTCGAATTCGGCGGGCAGACTTTGGAGCCGCGCAAGTTGCTCCTCAAGCGCTGCGCTCCTTCCGCGCTGGTTATCCGCCTCAGCGGTTGCCGAACTGGCTGCGGCTTGCGCTCGCTCCACGGCATGTCGGAGGTCCGCCTCAACGCCGGCGTGTTTCTTTACCGTCGCAGCAAGCTGCGCTTGCAGCAGTCTGACTTCTTGCCGGGCCTGATCTACGTCGCGTAGCGCTCGATCCTCGGCAGATCTGACGTAATGGCCAAGCGATTCTCGCTCAGATCTCGCCAACTCCTGGACTTCCTGCACCCTAGCGTCGAGTGAATCCCGCGCTGCCTCCAGCAGTTCCACACGCTGATGACTAGATTTCAGTTGTTGCTTCAGCTCGCCGATCTGGGCATGGAGTTGCTCCACTAGTCTCTGAAGCTCTGTCGCACGTGCAGTGGCAAGCTTCTCCGAAAGATCGGCTGCTTCTGAAAGAGAGCGGATCTCGCTCGCCTGTTTTTCTAACTCCTCCTGCTGACGGTGGTGCTCTTCGCGCTCAGCTGAGAGCTCCCGCCTGGCCTCGGCCAGATCTACCAGGGCCGCCTCTCGAGCATGCTGTAAGGCCAGCGCCCACCACTGCCCGGCGATCTCCGCAAGAACGGCGGGAGCGTCCTTCAGATCTGGTCGCTCCGGCTGCAGGCGAGTGCCTAGATTCTTCCACCAAGTCTCCAGCCAGCGCGTCACCGTGTTGGGTGACCCCGTACCAAGGTGGCCGCGGATGCGCTCTACCGTTGGTCGCTCGCCGCTGGCGACCAGTTCGTCAGCAGCCGTGTGAACGTCGGATTCGGTAATGCCGCGAGCCATAGAATTGCCTCCTGTATGGGCACCCTGCCCCGTTGATTCCGTACTGACGATAAGTGATGATTATCGCGGGTACAATATCTAATTCGTAGTATACATTACATAGTATGAAATATAATTCGGCGATTCCCGTGCTCGCGGCGACGGCCACCAGCCTGGTGCTGCCCGAACAGCTGGCCCAACAAGCTGCCGATGCGGTGCGCGAGTTGCTGGCCGAAGCCGCGGCTGAGAACACCACCCGCAGCTACACCAGTGCCCTGCGCTACTGGGCAGGCTGGCATGCGGCGCGCTACGGCATCGAACTGGCCTTGCCGGTGCCCGAAGCCACCGTGCTGCAGTTCGTGGTCGACCACGTGCTGCGCCGGTCGGCTGAAGGTGAATTGGCTTGGGAACTGCCGCCGACCGTCGACCAGGCCCTGGTGGCGGCCGGCCTGAAAGCCAAGCCGGGCCCGTGGACCTTGGCCACCGTGCGCCATCGCGTTGCCGTGCTGTCCACCGCGCACCGACTCAAGCAAGTGGCCAATCCCTGCGAGCAGCCGGCGATCCGCACCGTGCTCAGTCGCGCCGCCCGGGCCGCGGTCAAGCGCGGCGAACGGCCGCGCAAGAAGACCGCCATCACCCTGCCCGAACTGGAGGCGCTGCTGACCACCTGCGACGACAGCCTGGAAGGGATCCGGGATCGCGCCCTGCTCTGCTTTGGGTTCGCCAGCGGCGGGCGCCGACGCAGCGAGATCGCCGCCGCCGACCTGCGTGACCTACGACGGATCGGCGAGGCGGGCTATATCTACCGACTGGAGCACAGCAAGACCCAGCAGGCCGGCGTCACCGCAACCTCGACGCCGGACAAGCCGGTGCTGGATCGGGCCGCCCTCGCCCTGCAGGACTGGCTGGACGCGGCGGGGATCACTGAAGGGGCGATCTTCCGGCGGCTATGGAAACAACGAGTGGGCCCTGCCCTGTCCCCGGCTGCCGTCGGCGAGATCGTGCAGCGGCGGGCGAGACTGGCCGGGCTGGAGGGGGATTTTGGCGGGCACAGCCTCAGGTCGGGGTTCGTGACCGAAGCCAGCCGCCAAGGTGTGGCCCTGCCGGCGATCATGCAGCTGACCGAACACCGGTCGGTGTCGAGTGTCGTGGGGTATTTTCAGGCTGGCGGCGCTGCGGCGAACCCCGCTGCTCGTCTTTTGGAGGACTGA